TTCTCAGTGTCAGCACCCTTGGTGATCTTCAATGAACCACCATTAGAACCAATAATAAAGTTACCAGTTCCCTGGTCTTCAATGAAACTGGCAGTTGATGTATGATAAAGTCTTAAATCACTATCATTACCAATATTTAAGTATTGATTGTCAGGAATAGATACCCCATTACTGAGGGTACTGACACCAGTAACTGTTAAACCATCAGCAAGGATTTGAACACCCTTCCTGGCGGTTATCATACCAACAGAATCAATACTGGTAACATCACGATAGGTAAGTGTTCCACCGATAGTTACATTACCATCAAATTCTGTATTACCTGTAAATGTTGAAACTCCTGAGACATTCAGGTTTGTGAGGTTACCATCACCTGATATGATAAGACTAGTTAAACCAGAACCATCACCAGAGAATGATGTTGCAGTTAGAATACCACTTATAGTGGTATTACCTGAGATGGTAGGACCACTATTTCCTACCCTGTTCTTAATTGTGTTTACATTAAGTTGTGACATTTTATTTTATGTTATTGGGTAGAAAATCACTGAATCTCACCAAGATTCAGAATGTCAATAACCATGGTTTTACCAAGTCCAAGGGTCACACCAACACCTGATTGGATAACCAATTTCGGTGAAGCAACAACCACATATGAAGTTCCTGGACCAGCATTAGTGGTATCCAGAACCATATTTTCACGAACATTGGATTCAGCATCAATATACGCAAATGGTGAACTCTCACCATCCGAATAAGAAATAGGTGAACCAATACCAGTAGATGTTTGACCTTTGATACTAATATCAATTTTGTCACCATCAACAGTAACAGTTTGATTAATACCATCAAAATTCAAACTGGTAGTGTTACCTACTAATGTATCTGCAGAATAAACAGCAATACTGGAAATACCACCAGCACCACCTCCACCTGTTCCAGTGCCATCCAACAGGTACATGGTGTTACCCATTCCTGCATGAATGGAACACTGGTAATAAACATTACTTGGTGCATTGAATGGAACCTTAAAAGTAAGAATACCTACCTGTGTTCCTTGTCCTTCAACTCCATCTTGATAGAGAAGACTGACACCAACTGAACCAATACCTGCTTCAGGTTTTTTAATATAGAATGGGTGTCCAGAGGCATTCAGATTGAAGTGATACTTCTTACCTCTAACAAGATAAAGAACTGGATTATCAGCATTCTGTGTAAAACCAATACCAGTTGCCTGATATTGATAAGCAACTGTACTATTATTAATAATATCAAACTGAGTGTAAATCTCTGCATCATTTGCAGTAACTACACCAGTGATTGTTGGGTTGTTTAGGTTCTGGACTGTTCCAGAAAATGATCCAGTGATATTCAAGTCACCTGCAATATCAACTCCACCACCAAAATTAGCTGCTGACTGACCAGCACCTGGTTGAACATCTAAGACATAATTAGTGTCAGGGGATGTATTATTGAAACCTGTACTGTTGTTGGTTACGTCAACAGTAATTGTGGTTCCACCTGCACCGACATCTAAACCGGTACTAGAAGTAACGATTCCTGAATAATTTGCGTTGGTTCCAGTAGTTGGCCCTGACAGGGACAGACCCACACCAACAATATCTCCAATAACATCAAGTTTAGCACTAGGTGTAGTAGTGCCAATACCAACTTTATCAATACTACTTTCAGCGTAGATAAGGTCTGTTGAAACCTCTACGCCATTCTTTACTACAAAGTTTTTGTTAACGGCCATTGATACCTCAGAGGTTTCACTATCCACCTCTTATTTATTTATTATTTATACAGTTCTATTAGGTACCGGTTACTGACCAGTTTCTTGCGTAAGTATTCCAATTCCCATCGGGTTTATTGAACCAAACTCCCCATCTTCTATTACCAAGATTTTGAGTTTTAGTTGGTTGTAGTCCTCGACCATTACCACCACCAGCAGTGACATTCTGAAGGACTCTTACACTAATGTTAGTGTAATCATTATTCATAGTAACAATATAATATTTAATATTTGTACTTTGACCTCTTCGACCATCTGGTGTCCGAGGATTCATTACCTGAACATCTATAACTGAACCAGTAAATTCGAGGAAAGTAGTAATATCACTTGAATTATTAAATCTATGAGTAACTGTTCCTGTTACGACCGGAGGTGGTGGAGGAACAAGACTAAACTTAATTTTTGCTTTACCGGTATTACCACCAAGTTGTGTTGTTACTATTGTCGCAGTTCCATCAGTATAACCTGAACCACCAGCACCACCATGACCAGAGGTACCACCAGCACCACCAGTAGCACCTCTACCACCCTTTCCTTCAATTGACGTTACAGCAGAATTAGAATCTCTACCTTCTGTAGTAGTGATAGTGTATCCTGGCTTAAATCCTCTTATAATATCATCACTTAGTGAAACTTCTGTTCCATCATTTATTCTAAATTTAATTTTATCTATGGAGTTATTTGAACATGGTGATATACCTAAACTAGTCCAGTACTCACCTTTAGTACAAGAAATAGTTCTACCACCATTGGGAGCAGTCTCTAATGTATCATTTGGTTGAAGGTTTACAGTACTGACAAGAGAACCAAAAGAACCATTTAATGTCAATTGACCACTACTAATCAATGTCCCACCACTTGAATTGGTTCCATTTTCACCAGCAACATTAACACCACCACCAGCTGCACCAGCACTGTTACTTCCTCCCTGACCTCCTTGTCCTGCCACTAGAAGTAAGTTGGATCCTCTATAAAGAAAAACACCAGAGTTATTTGTGGTACCTAGAACAGTATGTTCTATGTTTTGTGTATGTGTAAGTGTGACTGCAGATCTTCCGCCTTCTCCACCCTGTTGATTAGAAGAACTAGTTAAACCAGGGCCCCCATCCATATAAAGAGTAAGGTCAAGATCCTTCTCTCTTGCATAATAAGTAATAATATTATACGTGCTATCAAACATTGTATCATCAAGTGTGAAGTCACCATCATCAAGATTTGCATCAATGGCTTTATATCCACCAGTAGGAGTAAATCCTTCAAATCTTACTACACTTCTTGGTGGTCCAATATTCCAGGTGGCAGTATCAGATGCTTGAATTATTTTAGATGTAATGTCTTGTCCTTCATTCCTAGATGTAATGTCAACAAATGCATATCCTCTAACAGTTTTTTCTCCTTGATCTGCAGATGAAACGAGAAATACATTACTATTTGAATTGGGTTGAATTACATCATCAACAGTCCAATAATACTGAATAGAATATCTATTATCACTAATAGTTGCAGTTATTGTAAATTCTGCATTGATATTTACAGCGGTTCTCACATCTTGTGGTTGTGATGTGATTACAATACTTGGAAGTACTGTAAGTATTGAGTCATTTGATTTAATACTCATATCGCATTCCCTGAAGTTGGATCATTTAGATAACCATCAAGTGATGCACTTGGAATATAATCTGCAATAAAATAAAATCTGTCTAAGTTATCCTGTGGTGATTGTGCATTATTTATAGTTAATTGTGATGTTGCAGTTCCAACATACTTTGTTCCTTCTACTAATGGAAGATTGGTCGGTGTATCATACCATCTGTATGTTACCTCCCCATCCAGAATTGCAGTTGGATTCTGGTCAAATGCTGCTGTGGCAAAACCACTAATCACAACAGTTGAGCCAATACCAGTAGTTATACTCGATGGTTGGTCCACAATTTTTAAAAGTGGACCATTCAAGTATATATTAGTATTGGGTGTTCTAAAATTTCTAAGAGATACAGGAATCATTATCCAAAAACTTTCCTATCAAGGTATTTAGGTGAAGTTCTGACCAACAACACCACCATAAAGTGTAGAACCACCATCGAAACTCATAAAGGAGTAAATATCAGTGGCACCACCAGATTGAGTCACAACAGGAGTAACACCACCAGGCCAGAAGACGTTAACAATATTACCAATACTATTGACAAAAGTATCAATACCAACACCTCTTGGGGTAGTTCCCTGAACAATCCTTATTGTGAATGCAAAGGTTCCACCTGTTGGAGGATTGATAAGCCTGAAGTCATCGACACTCTCAGTTGTTGTATGTGTGAAGGAATTACCTCTTGCAATATCAATATCAATACGGTTTGATATTGAAATGACAGGTTGAGATATCTCATAATAGGACTTCAGTCTTGCTCTACCTTCAACATCCAAATTCTCTCTTGGTGATGCAGTTCCAATACCAACACCTTTTGTAGTGGTGGCAGAGAATATAGTGTTACTAGTACCAACTCTCAGTTCATTGGTTGTAGTAATGACACCAACTTGAATTGTTCCACCTTGAATGTCAACATTAGGTGCGGTAAACTTACCAGACACATTACTGTCACCAAAATCAGCAGTTCCAATAAATCTAGACTGATTAGTAACATACAAGTCAGTCTGTCCAACTCCGGGTGAACCAATCTTAACTGTATACTCTGCGTCGAATGCAGTAGTGCCAAAACCAACATTCTTATTATCAATTGGATGAATACCAGTTCCTAAACCAGATTGAACCCCTTTGAATAGACTATCATTTTGAAGATTAGTAAGTCCAGATCCATCTCCTGTAAATGCGGTTGCTACAACAACACCATCAACTTTAAGTTTCTCTGTTACGGTAGCTACACTACCAATACCAACACCGTTCTCATCAACACAGAACATTGATGAACCTGAACCAACCTTCAGAGTACAATCTCCAGCAGTTGTGGTTCCAATACCAACTTTTTCAAAGATAAACTCACCACCATCAGAGGTAACACCACCGAAGGCATACCAACCATTTTCTATAGTATAAGTCCAACCAATCGTTCCACCTTTAGTTGGGTTTGCATTATAAACTACGTCACCAGGATTTCCTGCGTCGGTAGGAATTGTAATACCAACAGTATAGTTTCTAGAAACAGTTGCATCACCTTGAAGGAATATTGAGTTTGCCTCAATACCTTTATCTGAAGTAGATGTCAGTTTTTGATTGAATACAACTGGACCATCAAATTCTGAAAGAATATTATTTGAAGGACCACCATTAACTCTCAGTGCTCTAGAAGCAATGACCTCTTGTGTCTCAAGAACATCGATACCAAATGATGCATTCTCACCATTAACAAAGTCTTCACCAGTATAGGTTTGAATCGGAGTATCGTAAATAATTTCTTTACCAGTATTGGAGGAAATTCTCTTGTTACCAATGAAGAAGTCACCAGCATCGTTCATACCAGTGTAAACAACAACACCACCAGAGGTAGTTTGTGCCTGTGCGGTTAACTGTTCATCAACAGAAAGTTGCTTCTTCTGTTTGACAGGTAGTGAAGTAGAGTAGTTACCAGGTCCATAACCAAGATATTCAAATGTATGACCGGATGCACGGATAATTGAGTTTCTTCTAAATTCAACAGGTGAGACAGAAACCTTCTTGATTACACTCTCATCTAGGTGACTGGTGGGTCTTGTACCCATCATACCTCTGAACACCTTAACAGGGTTAGAGGTTACAGTTGTCTTAATTCTTACAATTTCATCATCAACCTTCAGATAATCACCTATCTGAAGATTAAAATCTGTGAGATTTCTGATATTGATTTCATCTGTTGTTGCATTAGCGACGACCGAAGAAATAACAGTAGTGATACCGATATAAGAGACAATATCTCTTCCACCAAAGTTCTCATCAGAACCTGATAGAAGTGCTCCACCTTGAGCAGTGTTACCAGGATAGTATGCACGAATAGTTCCACCAGTTCCTGGATTAACTGTATTGACACCGACATTGATTGTAAATGTATTGATACCTACGTTATCAGCAACAAGGAAATCTTTATTAAAGAAGTCTGTGGTTGCCCCACCAATTCTGACAGTATTATTAACTCTCAGACCATGACCTTGATTTGTGGTGACCGTTGCCAGACCACTAACATTATCATAAACAAATGTACTGATACCAAGAGTTGGTCCTGTAAGACTGAACAATGCGTCTGTAGTTGTAATAGAACCAATACCAGTGGTATTGATACCAGAGGTAATAGTATCGACAGGTATTGCTCTAATAGAGTTATTACTGATGATTTCAGAAATTCTATAAAGTTGATTGTATTGTACATAATCATCAGATACGACACCAGAAATTTGAATAGTATCGTTGAGATTGTTATAAACTTTATCGACAGTAACCGAACCTTGACTATAACCCGTGGTTTGAGAGGTTCCGACAACATTCAGTGTTTCTGTTAGAACATAACCACTACCACCATTCATAATATGAACATCAGTAATACTACCAGATGCATCAACAGTAATTCTTGCTAAACCACCAGTGCCTGAACTTGAACCAGCAAGAACTGCGTTGTAGAGGTTTTCTGTTCCACCACTACCATTACCATATCCAGAACCACTACTATTAATACTTACTCTAGTAATTTGTTGTAGTCCATGGTCACGGTCAGTAAAGATAACAATGTTTGAACCATCAGCCGCAGATTGAATGTCAGTGATACCAACACCCAAATTATTTTCATTGGTAATCTTATCAAGTGTTTCTTTGGTAGTACTATTTTTTGGTTCACTGATAACGGTCTTACCAATCTTATCAGGGAGTGCATAAGTTATAGAGGGACTTGGATTTGATACCGGATTATCTCTATCAACTTGTGGATAAAGATTGATAATAGGTTGTCTGAAACTATAATCCTGTGAGTTATCAAATGGTGATACTTGAGGTGTGTTTGAGGTATTGAGAATATTCAGATAATAAACACCATCCTGTTGATCAGGAACATACTCCTTAACCTGTTGAACATCATAGACAAAATAATCATTATTATAATTCTTACGTTTAAAGGTAGGAAGACTTGTAGTTCTGTTAGAAACATTATTTGTAAAAGTTCCAGGATCAGTAGAAACACCCTCTACAGAGAATGATCTGGCACTTTGAATACCAACAACTCTAAATTTACCATTATAACCAGATTGTGCTGTACCAACAGTAAAGTTTGTACTGGTTATATTATTGACTTCAATAGTGGAACCAATAGAGAGACGGTGATTTCTTTCTGTCTCATAGAATGCAATTCCACCACTATACTTTGCATTGGTGATGTAAGATGGATTTCTGAGTTGTCCACTGTTACTCATAGTAACAGATCCTGGATTGTACTGAAGTTCTACTTCAGTATCTGTTTGTCCATTGACACGATTGGATTCTTGAACAATGAAACTATCTTTAGGAACTCTAGCGGTTCCAACACCTGAAGAAGCAGGAAGTATGTATCTATACTGATAAATCCTATCATCAGATGATCTAGTATCAGGTGTTCTTGTAATGTATGTTCTAGAAGTTGAATCTCCAAGAGTGGTAGTTCCAAGACTTACCAGTTTAGAATATAGTGTGTTATCAGATGTTGCCGTTCCAACAGTTACATACCATTGGTTTACATCAGAGTCAAACTGAATTGGGTGACCAATATCACCAGAATTCTTATCACTAACTCTACTTTGAACACTCAAATTACCACCAAGATTGTTGAGAACTAACTCTGTTTCAAACTCAGCATCTTTTGATGTTTGTGCAATTTTAATTTGATCATCATTCAGACCATTTGTAATCGCATAGTAAACATAACTATTTTCAAGACCATCAGGAAGTCTTGAATTATCACTCACAACTCTAATAGATTCACCATTCTGAAAACTATGATCTTCAGTAAATGTGAGTATATTACTTGCAATGCTATTACCTGTTCCTACAGATCTACCGACTCTTGAGACCTTCACACTGGTTACATTACTTGAACCAATATGGGTCTCTGGCATTACAATTCTTGCATTGTATGCCTCAGTAGTTACTCCATCAGGAATTAAAACATAAAGTCTATCATCACTCTTGGAACCAACTCTATATCCCTGGATTCTGGATTCGGGTCTAATGTCTGGATTGTTTTGATTATATAAGTAAAGTCTACTTGTAGACCCTACTCCAACAGTTCTAGAAACATCAATTGAAGTATATTCGAGATTAACATCTGTAGTGTCAATTTTTCTTGGTGGAACAATATTACTGATGTAACCAATATCATCCACATCAAATGCATCTTCCCTATATCCTTTGGACGTTAAAGAAGTTTGTCCAAAGTTACTGTTAGAGTTGGTGACAGAGAAGTCACCACCAGATTCTGTTACAAAATGATTTGAGAAACCAATTGCAAAGATAGACACCAACTGAATGATAGAGTTGTTGGATGCCTTGATATGGAAGTTAGAATAACTTGGTTTATATTGTGCCTCAGTATCAGAATGAATATTCGTTACTGTTGTCGAATCATCGTAAGAACCAGTAACTGAATTATATTTTACAAATGCATTGTCATCAACCTGAAGACTGACACCTGTGAACTGTGCAACAACCATTGACTTAAAGCCAGCTGCCTTGGATCCATCGGCATGCATACCACACATACCATAAACAGATCTCAATGATACATTAAAGATATATGGTGAAGCACCAGAAACTGTGTCCGTCGAAAGTTCTATAGAAACACCAGTTACTGATGGAAGAGCATTTGATGGAAGTGTTGAAGATTCATATGTAAAAGATGTGGTTTTTCCTTCACTATCTTGAGAGAGAATTTGAGTTGCAACGAATGTACCATTATATGCATCGTCAGTTACACCGTTGACCTGGAAATATGTGTCAACATTTAATCCAGTAATACCATCACTCAAATTAACAGTAATTGTTGTGGTTGCAACTGAACCATTGCCCGACCTTATACTACTAATACCTGTAGTACCACCAGTTGGGCCAACGATACGAAATTCATCAACCTTTGGTTCAATATCTACACCAGATGAAGGATAGTCAGGACTGATTGCACGACCAGAAGAAGGCCCATATGCAATACCAATCTTTTCATAATACATGTCAAGATCAGTTCTATTGGTGGTATAGTTACTGATAAATTGATCGTTAATACTTACGTTATTAGTACCATCTGCATATTCAAATGTGGTTAATTTATGGTGTGAGAAATTAGGAACAGCCGTGTTATCAGTATAGTCTCTAAAAACACTACCATTTGGATCACCATCAAATGCAGTGAAACTTTGTAGGTAACAACCTCCTGTCACTCTAAAAAGAGCAGATCTTTCAATATTATCATTCTCTGGGTTTGGAACATATAGAGGACGAATCTTACATTTACGAAGATCTTGTCCAACAATAGAAGTACCTCTGGGAATGATAACACCACCATGAATACTATTCAGTTTGAAGAGTTGATTAGTAGGAGACTTTACATCAAAGTTAGTAAATATATCAAACTGTGAAAAATCACTACTAGTCGAACCATTTCTCAGCTTATAACTACCGGAACCATCTGGAATCCACCCAGGTCTATTATCTACAAAGTGCTCACCAGGAGCCAACATGATAGTTGTCTTTTCAAATCTATCATTATCCAAACCTCTCTGGTAAGAGAATCTAGAGGATTCTACTAAAGCTCTCTGAATACTTTTAAAGGGTCTTGCAAGGGAATTACCCTGATTGGTAATACTATCAGTGGCATCTAAACTATTAGGATCAACATACAGAATATTTCCACGAACGTTCTTCAGAAAATTGTCTAATCGAGATAGAGGCATCTTACCGGCACGTTAGTCATTATGAGTTATTTATCCATAAAAAAACCACCCAAAAAGGGTGGCTATAACCACAGAGTGGCACTATTCACACGGAAGGAACTTTTATCTTACCATACTTTTCTCTTCAAGTAAATACTCCACAGTTGTTGCTACATCATTCATTGCATCTCTCAAGTCTGGTCTTTGACCGGCTTCTTGCCAAAGTATTTCATCATCATCATTACCACAGAGAGTCCATCTCCACTGATCCAAATCTTTACAGTGCCACAGTTGTATCTGCATGTTACTCTATAGGTAAAAGTTCAGGATTTTCTAATTCTAGATCATATAACATGGGATGACATTCTTCTACCATCAAATATGATGATGCCTTATATAATCCATCCAAGGTATATGTTGGTGAATTGTTTGCAGCATCAATGACATCGTAGTTATAGTAATATTCTTCTTCGGCATCATCAAAAGTAAATGGTATGCCTTGAATAAAATACATCAGAACTAAGTTAGATGTATCATTGAGCCAAACAAACTTGGTTTCAATTTTATATTTCATAAGAAACCTCTGTTTGAAATATTTATTAGTAGTTAGACTGTTCTTTCCAATCTATTTGTTGCTTGGTCAGGAAAGTCCCTTGGACGACTATCAGTAGCATTATCAGTTTTAGGTGAACCTTCGTTTGCCTTCATAGTATGTTGAAAGTTAATTCTTTTGTATCTCAAACCCAATGGATCAGGCATCCAATATGTTACTTGCCATTCTCGATCAGGACATAATTCAAGATGTTTCTCTACAGAATGATTGAAGATACCCATCTGAACATGTCCGTCATGAGTGATGCATCTGTCATCACCAATATCAACTAAGAAAAGTTGTTTCATTCATCTTCACCAGTCCAAGTTACAGGATGAAGAACACAATATTCATTGAAGGTAATCTTCATCTCCTTGTCTGTCAAGTTGGCGTTCTTCGCTGCCTTGGGCAAGTTCCACTTCGCTGCAAATAACATTTCCATAGACTGACGCGTTTCTGGTCTCATACTCATAACACCTCAAAATTTCTTGGTATAAGTTGGATTGATATTCAATCATGTAGGGTCAACGTACTTAATGATTTTTTCAGGAATTACTGACCTAATTGCTTCCAATACATTCATAAACTCTTCAACAGTTTCACAATTAGAAGAATTTGTGTTTCCCTCATTAGAATGAAGAGTAAATTTGCGCCTCATTATATCAATGACACAACTGGTAATGTATTCGTCGTCTGGACTCTCAATGAGAAAATCCTCTTTGTTATATTCCATGAGATTTGTCAGGGACTCTCTTAGTATAAGAGGTTCATAGTTCCCTGTCAAGGGTCCTGTGACACTTATGAGAGTGTCAGACTTGTAGAGCCAATACCAGACACTGTAAAGGTCAATACACCGCCTGTATGGGTGATTGTGACGGGTGTTGTTGATGCTGCACTAATAAATCCATTGGCAGTTACGATACCAACGTTAAGATCTGGTCCACCTGTAAGTCCTTGTGCTCGTGTTGCAATACCAGCAACGTTTGCATAGTTTGCCGTTCCTACATTAATATTTGCACCGCTCAGTGTAGAACCGTCACCAAAGGTAGTATAAATTTCGTTAAAATTATCGTTAGTCTTATCGAATGATGTTCTTAGAGGATCTCCTGTTCCATCATTAGGAACAGAACCCAAGTTGATTGTTTGTTTTGCCATGATTATTGATCTCCGTAGGGTTATTTATTACTTACTGTCTGCAGTAAAGACAGTGCTGTCTGCTGTTAATTGACCTCTATCTGCATCTGATGTATTTTCATTGGTCGGTAATTGTGGATCAATTGATTCTGTGGCAGGAATAGTCTCCTCAATATCTCTTGGATTATCATTTGTACCTTCACTCTCTTGTTTGTTTCTTATTTTTGTTCTTTCTGCTGACCAAAGTTCTAATTGACTTCCAGTTTTTCTTGCCTTTGTTGTGTTAGCAGAAACTAGATAAGAAGAAACACCAACTCTGATATTATCAATTTCAGTTAATAATGTCTGTTGTTTTGATTGGAAATCAGAACAATTTTGATTAACAGGAACTTGTAGTGTTCCACTTCCAGGAGCTGGTCCAAAGAAAGTACCAAATCCAGGAATAGAAGTAGTCAATCCTAGTGAACCATCTTCAACATCCCAACTTACGATTTGAATACTACCAGTAGATCCTACACCAACAGACCAAGTACAACCTGTCTGAACTCCAACATAGAAACTAGTTGCAGACGCATACAGAGGATCAATATTAAATTGACCTCCAATAGTACATGAACCAGTTACTTTATACTCTGATACTCCTACTCCTGTGGGATCAATAGGATAATATCTTCCTAATGTATCTCCTCCCTCTAAACCACCAGGAAATCCAGTAACATCCCAGTCACCATCATCACTACTAATGTAAATGTTTAGTCCTACAGGATCAACATAGACTGAGTTTTTGACCCAAATATCTTCTTCACCCTCACCTGCATTTCCATTGGTCAAAATAGGATATTTTAAACCTTCCAATGCATTATCATTAGGAGCAATTCTTTGCTCTAGATAAGGATATCTTATTATTCTAATCGCATCAGCTCTTACAACTGAATAGCCAACTTTTGGAGTTGCTGTACCAATACCAGGTGTACCTGCATTTTCTTCTGAATCAATTGATGCATTTCCTGAGGAAATGGTATTATTGCTACTACTACCAGCAGATTCGTATGTTCCACAAGCTGGTGGAAATACTCCTGGTTCAAACAATCCTAGTGCAGAATTACCTAAACCAACTAACTCTTTCTTCTTATTATTGATTATCTCTATCTGTCCTGCAACGTCTTCAAGAACTTTTAAGTCAAGTTGTTTTGATACCTTCTGAAATTCATTTACTGCGGTTGATGCAATTCCTATAGGATAATCAAATACGTCATTTTCTTCGTCTCTAGCAGATTTTTCAGATGAAAGACCGGTAGTAACAAATTGTCCTGTTGTTGATAATGTAGACATATTATAAAACTACTATTTTGTTATTTAGATCTGTTTCCATTGATTTGGGTGAGTAGAGCCTTGATGATGATTGTAATATTCTTCTTTGAGAGTGACTCTCACATCACCTGCTATTACAATTCTTTCATTATCTCTCACATCACCTTTTTGAGTAAAGTGAGTTATATTACTAGGAAAAATAACTGTTGTTCCCTCATGTGGGGTGATTGTATAGAAGTTACAATTATACCTGTTAAATGACATCAGAGTATTGTTAGTATCAGATACTTCAAACAATCCACCAACACTTTCATTTCTATTCTTTTCTTGTTGAAGACAGAACTTATCAGATGTAGAGTCAGTCTTCAGATAATAAACAAAACTCAGATTAGATTCATTATGAAAATGAGGTGGGATAGATGGAGTATCATCATCTTTATGATACCCAACCCATGATTTAATTACATGGTAATTGAGTTTTGAATAGTCAACATTCAGATGATAAAAGTAATTATCAATAGATTTTTTTAGATCATCAAAGAAAAGATTGTATTGTGGATCTAGATGTAGAAAGATTTTACCAGAGTATTCTGGACTCTCATTCTTATACCCATTGAACCAATACTCTCTTAAAGAATTTATATTTTCTTTCTTGAACTCTTCGTGACATTCAATACTATCTTGATAAATTATCAGAGGGAATATCTCATGTACTTTGTTCATCAATCACTATTAATAATATACTGACTATTATCCCCTGGATAGTCTGCTTCTGTCAATCCCTTGTACTCAGGAATGTTAGATTCAGTATCTTTTCTTTCACCATAGACAACATAACTACAATTAATAGGACCACCTGCACTATTCTTCACAATTACTTTAGTTCCCCATTGAATGTCTTCCACATAAAGTTCCTGGAAAGAACCAATAGGACTAAGAACAACATCAATACTATCAGGATCAACCAAACCCTTCCAATAATCAGGAAGATTGATTATATTACTGCCCTTTAACTTACCTCTAACATATACATCTGCCTTTGGAGTTTCAACACAGACATATCTTAGTCTATGATC